AGAGGTGATGACTGCGACACAGCAAACGCTATATCTAAAAAGTTGGGACGAAAACTTTTTGCTGGTCCCGACAGCACATTAGTAATGACTACAGAAAAAAGAGGCAAACTAAATGATTGAAATGAGTCTAGAAACACATCCAGAGTTTTATAGAGACTATGAGGCATGTCTAAAGTATCTGAAAGACTTATGTGATTGTGATTATGAATATCCCGATGAGGTAACAAACTTTCATGTTTACACCGAAGTCAGATCAGATAAAGAACTTGAGTGTATCAAGTCATTTCTTGCAACGCAAGACTTAGAAAAAACCAAACTAATCATTTGGTCCGACTATAACATCGAGGACAATCCATTGATTCAACCGTACAAGGAGTATCTCGACCTTCGTGTATGGAACGCAGTGGAAGAAGCAAAAGGAACAATCATCGAAGATGAGGTTCAGAAGTTAACGTCTGAGGACGGAAAGCATTATCTGCAAAGCGATTTGCTTAGACTCCTTGCACTTCACAAGTATGGTGGTGTTTGGGCGGATATGGATATCATTTTCCTTCGAGACTTTAAACCAATCCTCGATCAAGAATACATGTATCAATGGGGTTCAGAAACAGACTTTGCAAATCAAGGAGCGTGTGCTACTGTTCTTGCACTAAAAAAAGAGAGTGAGTTCTCTTGCGAATTGCTACAAGAACTCAAAGTAATGCCTATCATTGGAGGTACTACGATTTGGGGTAAAGACTTGTTCGCGTCGTTGTGGAGACGAGGATACCGCTACACGATCTTCCCATCACCTTTTTTCAATACCGAGTGGTTGATTAGCAAGAAAGACAAAGAACTTAGCGAAAAGGTAGAGGCGGGTTGGTTTAAACCAAACGATGTCGTGTTCGATAATTTATATCTGGAAGCATTTGCATGGCACTGGCATAACTCAAGTAAGAAGCACCTCACCATTGAGGATGGTTCAAAGTTTGCCTTGCTGCAAAAGATTACTCAAATGAGACTAGAAGAAAGAGGAATAGTATGAAAGTAGAAGTTGCAATCGGAGAAGTTTTTGATAAGATTACTATACTTGATATCAAGTTAGAAAGAATCTCAGATGAGGATAGATTATCTTTTGTGCAAAAAGAAAAAGACACTCTGGAAAAGGCACTGAATGAAGAGGATCTGAGAATCAATCCCTTCTTGTATTCTGAACTACGAGATGTCAATATGAAAATCTGGGATACCGAAGCAGGATTCCGTGAAAAGGAAGCAAAGCAAGAATTTGATGATGAGTTTGTTGAGTTTGCAAGACTCAATGCTAAGTATAATGATGAGAGATTCCTAATTAAAAAGAGAATCAATGAATTTTATGAGTGTGAAATAAGAGAACAAAAATCGTATGACAGACTTTATAACTCAGATTGAACCGTGGATTGACGAGAGTGAACTTACCGAACTAAAAAGAGTGGTGGAGTCAACTTTCGTTGTCGAACACAATCTGACAAAAGAATTTGAACAAATGATCTGTGATCTCACAGGATCAAAGTATGCGGTTGCGATGACAAACGGAACCGTTGCATTGTTCTGTTGTCTTAAGGCATTAGGTATCGGTAAAGGTGATGAAGTCATAGTTCCTAACATGACTTTTATTGCATCTGCAAATGCTGTGTTGATGTGTGGTGCTACTCCTGTGTTATGTGAAGTGGATCCTGAAACATTTTGCATGAACGCGGAATCGGTGAGTAGATGCATTACAACTAAGACAAAAGCAATTATGCCTGTTCATCTTTATGGACAAAGTGCAGACATGACATCTCTTTGTGCTTTTGCAAAGGCAAGAAACATCAAAGTTATCGAGGATGCAGCACAGGGAGTTGGTGTAAAATATAAAAACCAACACGTTGGAACGTTCGGTGACTTAGGCGTTTTGTCTTTCTATGGTAACAAAACAATTACCTGCGGTGAAGGTGGTGTCATTGTCACAGATGATAAAGAACTAAGAGACTGCTGCTATAGGTTGAAGAACCACGGAAGAGATGGTAAAGGAACATTTAAACACGAACACATTGGTTATAACTTTTGTTTTACAGAGATGCAAGCAGCAATCGGTATATCACAAATGAAAAAGTTGCCTGCGATTATCAAAAAGAAAAAGCAAATCCATGACCTGTATGTAAAAGAGTTAGGTTCGTTATCAAAGCACTTTGTCCCTGTTGCTGAGGTAAAAGAATGCACACCAGTTTGGTGGTTTACCTCTTTCCTTTGTGATAGGAAAAAAGAGTTGATCGATTACATGAGATCAAAAAATATTCAAACGAGAGAGTTTTTCTACCCGCTACATGATCAACCATGCTACAAAGGACTTGCTGACGTAAAGATGCCTGATCATTATCATAGAAGCATGGACTTGTTTGAACGAGGTATCTCTCTGCCTTCTTCATTCAATCTCACAAAAGACAATCAGAAGATCGTCATAAATACTTTAAAAGAGTGGTTAAAGGATTTATCATGAACTGGAAATTAATGACAGATGATGCTATTACACAGCATGAAAGAAAAATTTTAAGTGACTTCGTTCTAAACGAAAGTAAACTTACTCAAGGTAAAGTTGTAAAAGAGTTTGAGCAAGCATGGTCAGACTGGTTGGGTTGTAAATACTCAGTATTCGTAAACTCAGGTTCGTCTGCAAACTTAGCGATCACTAGAGCATTGTCGGGGACTGATTCTGACAAACCTCTGTGGGTTTCGCAGTCTTGCACATGGGCGACTGCTGTTGCACCAATCATGCAGTTTGCTAAACTTCAACTTTGTGATATTGATTTACACAACTTTGCTCCTGATCTAGAGACACTTGAGCATATCTTCAAAACACAAAAACCAAAGTTCCTTTCTCTTACTCACCTTTTAGGTTTTCCTGCGATTACAGATGATCTTCTCGATCTGTGCAAGAAGTATAACGTTACACTGGTAGAGGATTGCTGTGAGTCACACGGTGCAACCTTCAAGGGTAAAAAAGTTGGTACATTTGGTGTAGCATCTTCTTTCTCCTTTTATTACGGTCATCATATGACCACTATGGAAGGTGGGATGATCTGCACGAATGATGAGGATCTATATCACGAATTTCTTCTCTTGCGATCACACGGAATGCTTCGTGAACTTCCGCCGGACGAGCAAGTAAAAAGAAAGTCAGATAGAGTTGATCCTTTGTTTACTTTTGTGCGTGATGGATTCAATATCAGAAGCACAGACCTTCATGCAAAACTTGGACTGCTACAACTACCAAATCTCGACTCAGCAATCGAATGCAGGAATGAAAACTTAGATGTATTTTTGAATGAGTTGGATTCTGATAAGTATCATACCAACTTTGTTCGTGAAGGTTGTAGTAACTTTGCTTTCCCGATTTTTACTAAGAGTGTTCCCATGAACTCTATAAAAGAAAAACTAAAAAGCATGAACATCGAGTATCGTCCTTGCATAGCAGGTAATCTTTATGAGCATCCTTTCATGCAGAACATAAACCAAAAAAGGTTTGATGAAAACTCAAACAAGATTCATACCAACTGTGTGTATATTGGAAATCACAAAGACATTACACCTGAGATGGTAAGTGAATTGTGTAGGGAACTCAACTCGTTATGAAAACAAAAGTTTATGTGAATACCGAGAACTACGATGATCGTTGGTTAGTTTCCACTGGTGAACTTCCAGCAATCGTTCCGTTTCTTAATGAAGAGCAGCAATCAAAATACTTAGGTCGTGATGATACACCTGATCACAGAAACCCCATGTTTCAAGAGGCGATTGACAAAGGACAAGATTACTTAGATAGAACGTCTCTCGATGATTGTGATGTTGTTTTACTTCCTTTCAAATATGGTATGGGAGATCACACAAAGTATATTGACGAAGCGAAACAAGCAGGAAAAAGAACACTGGTAATATTCAATGACGATTCATCTGCTCCTCTTGCTGTGGGAGACGAGTGTATCGTTTTACGAACTTCGTTCTATAAAAGCAAAAAGGAGAATCACGAATATGCGATGCCTACCTTTTCAGCAGATTTGTTTGACGGAAGCATTTTAGAAAAAGACACGGTTCCTAGTGTTTCGTTCTGTGGTGGTATCACTCACCGCGTAAGAGCAGAGGCACTTGATAAAATTCATCGAAGAAGAGAATCGATTCGGTGCAACTTTGTAATCCGAAATGGGTTCTGGGCGCCGGGTGTTCCAAAGGAAAAAGCGATTGCAGACTTCAATCAAAATATCAGAGAAAGCATGTATGGGTTTTGTTGTAGGGGTGCAGGAAACTTCTCTTACAGATTTGGTGAGGTTTTGTCCCACGGCAGGATTCCGGTGTTGGTTGATACCGATTGTGTTTTACCATATGAACACTTGATTGATTGGAACAAACATGCTATAATCGTCAATGAGAATGATGATATTGCTAATGTTATTATAGAGTTTCATAAAAACACCAATGAGGAAACTTTAATCAACATGCAAAAGCAAAATAGAAAGTTATGGGAAGAATACTTCACCCCACTTTCTTTTATTAAACACATAGGAGATTTTTTGTAATGGAAACAGGTGATTGGGGAAAGAAAGACAGATTATCACACAGAACATCGATAGGTGTTGTGGGTAATGGGTTCGTAGGGGGAGCAGTAGTGAATGGATTTGGTACATACTGCATAGTAAACGTTTTTGATTCAGACCCAGACAGATGCTATAACACCTATAACGAAACTATATTTTCCGATATTGTGTTCGTTTGTTTACCAACTCCAATGCTAGATGTCGAGGGTGGAGATTGTAATCTCAGCATTCTCGAAAACTTTTTCGATGAACTTCCAACCGTGTGTGATGGTATTTTTGTTATTAAGTCCACGGTTCCAGTTGGAACAACAGAGCGACTTGTTAAGAAATATCCACACCTAAAGATCATCCACAACCCAGAGTTCCTGACTGCTGCAAATGCAAATGATGATTTCATTAATGCTGATCGCACCGTTCTTGGTGGGAAGAAAGAATGGGTGGAAGTTGTTCAGGCGGTGTTTGAAGGATATTTCAGCGACATCCCTGTTATTACCATGACATCAAACGAATCAGAGTGTGTGAAATATTTTGCAAATTGTTTTTTAGCAACCAAGGTCATGGTGTTTAACGAAATGTTCAAACTTACAGATCATTTGAACAACGATGGTTTTAATGTAAATTATGATAAAATCATGACTGGTGTTATATCGGATCGTCGAATTGGTGAGTCACATTATCATGTTCCCGGTCCTGATGGTGATTTGGGTTTCGGTGGAACGTGTTTCCCGAAGGACATCAATGCTCTCATACATACTATGAACAGAGCGGGTGTTGACCCGTTGATCCTCTCAGCAGTGTGGGAGCAAAACAAAAACTATAGAACTGATTGGGACTGGGCAGAGTCTAAGTCAGCAGTATTAAGTGAAAGCGAGTCGTAATGAAAAAGGTCACACCAAAAAATAAAACAATCACTCTTTGTATGATTGTCAAAGATGAAACGCACATCATCGAAGAGTGCTTGAAGTCAATGCTTCCATACATTGATCGCTATGATATTACAGACACAGGATCGACTGATGGAACTCCAGAACTTATCAAAAAGGTGATGGACGAAGCAGGAGTCCCCGGTGAAGTTTATCTTTCTGACTGGAAAGGATTTGGTGACTCGAAGAATGGAATTGGAAGTAGAACCGAGGCACTAACCAACTGCGATGGAAAAGCAGATTACGCATGGATGATTGATGCTGATGACTTTGTTGCTGGAGACTTCGTGTACCCCACCAACTTTGGTGACTTCGATGTTTACTCTCTAAAGATTCAAAGAGGTGATTTTACATGGTGGAGAAATCAAATCTTCAAAACAGGAATGGGATGGCACTACGTTGGTATTCTTCACGAATATGCAGACTGTCATACTAAACCATTCTCGCAGGATCGACTTCATGGTAACTACCACGTTGAAGCAAGAACACTTGGTAATCGAAACGTAGGAATTTCACCAACCGAGAAATACAGTAAAGATGCTGACCTTCTGTTGGACGCACTTACTAACGAAGAAAGTAGAAACTACGATCCAGACAATCATCGTTACTGGTTCTACCTTGCTCAGTCTTACTTTGATTCTCAGCAATATGCAAATGCATCAGAGGCATATAGAAAGCGAGCAGAACTCGGAGGATGGGAGGAAGAGGTATATTACTCTTTGTTCCGCATTGCAATTATCTCGGTCTTGCAAGAGGAACCGTGGGAGATCATTCAGCAAAAGTTCTTAGACTCATATGCCTATCGTCCGATTCGTGCTGAACCACTGCACCAACTTTCTAGATTGTATAGAGCAGCAAACAAGTTTAACCATGCGTATCTGTTTGCACAACGAGCAGCACAGATTCCATATCCCCAGCATGATATTTTGTTTATCTCGGATGATGTCTATAAATGGCAAGCATTTGATGAGGTTGCATCCACCGCGTTCTACTCCCATGAGTTTGAACAGGGACTCATTGCATGTAATCACATCTTAAACAACAATCTGTGTCCTGATCCCAATGAGAGAGCAAGGATTGAAAACAACAGAAACATGTATACTGCAAAGTTAGAAGAAATGGGTCGTCAACCACAAATGGAAAAGGAAGCAGTGCAACAGACTCAAGTTCTTAGCAGAATGGAAAAAGCAAAAAACAAGGTAACTCTGTCAGATGAACCCAAAAAAGGAACGAAAGTAAAGTCAAGAAAGACTAAATATAAGACAGTAAAACGAAAGGGTTAATATGCCAGCAGGAAGATTTGACATAAACGCAGAGCAGGGAACCACGTTTATACTCTACTCGAATTATCAAGACAGTTCGGGTAATGCTATTAATCTCGCTGCGTATACCAACGGAAGAATGCAGGTTCGTCGTGCAAACGAATCACAAAAGTTAATCTTGTCTCTCGATAAAAACGGAGTGACTGGTGGAGGAACGACAGGAGAGTTTGGTGTTATTTTTGGTGGCACTGGTGCAACTCATGATGGAGTCAAAGGAACTGGTGGTATTGAACTGAATACCGGAACTGCTGGCGGTTCGTCCACTGCTGCACTGGTCACTGGTGGTATCTTTATTGATATTGATGCAACCACGATGTCTAATGTTCCTGTTGGTAAGTTTGTTTATGATCTCGAACTTGTGCAGGGTGCAACTGTTGACAGAATTCTGCAAGGAAACTTTACCGTCGATGCGGAAGTAACAAGATGAGACGGTTGAGGATTGAGGAATCATCAGCAAACAAAGTCACACGAAACCCTACAGTAAATAGACTAAGAGTAGAGTTTCACGATCCTGTAGATGTAAAAAGAACATCCCAAAAAGATGAGATTGACCTTTTCAAACAAGGCGTCGATACGCAGTTGATATTGTGCATGACGGGCATGATGGAACTCACGATCAGACAGCAATCAAAAGACATAAAAACAATACAAACTGCTTGACTCTAAGCACATTTGTGCTATCATTATTCGTTATGGAGGTACTATGAATTACGAAACTGTAAATTTGTATAGTGCTAAACTTGGTTGTTACAAAATAAAAGAAACCGCAAAACTTCCAAGTAAAGGCACTGATCAAGCAGCGTGCTATGATTTGTACGCATGTGTGGACGAACCACTGAAACTCGATCCCAGAGAAAGAGTCCTTGTTCCTACAGGACTTATTCTTGACATCCCCCGTGGATTCTCTGCAAGAATTCATACACGGTCAGGAATGGCAGCAAAGAAAGGCATCGGTCTTTCTGTTTCACAAGGAATCATCGACTCTGATTATGTTGAGGAGGTCTTTGTCCCTATGGTGAATAACACTGAAAAGTATTTTCACATTCACAATGGTGATCGAGTCGCACAGATTGAAATTGTCCGTGAACTTGAAACTGATGTTTATGAAATTGATGAAAGACCAACGCAAAAGACCGACCGAGACGGCGGTTTTGGAAGCACAGGAGTGAACTAATGGATCGTGAAGAATTATTGAGTCATCATGATGAACTTTGCAAAATGGCAAAACAACTCATGGAGAAGAAGAACCACGACTACGCCGGTCAGGGAGGAAACGAACCGTTTGCAAACTTTACCCGAACTGAGGCGATGGGCGTTTGCACAACCGAGCAGGGATTTTTGGTCCGAGTGGTAGACAAAGTTTCTCGCATGAGTACCTTTACAAGTGCCGGTAAACTGGAGGTAGAGAACGAGACTGTCGAAGATGCCATAGTTGACATCATCAACTACATGGTTTTGTTCAGTGCCTACTTAAAAGATAAAGATAAGTCTTGACTGCCTGTTCTCTTTTGGTACAATGTTAGCAAAGGAGTTTCAATGTTTCGCACTTGTTTTATCGTCAGTTTGTTCTTTGTTTCCTCTTCGTTCGGCATTTCAGAAAAGGAGTTAACCCGTGTTCTTCAAGCAATTCGTATTGTGGAGTCTAACAACACTCCTTCCGCTGTTGGCGACGGTGGTAACGCTATCGGCGTATATCAAATCTGGGAGAGTTACTGGAAAGATGCAACAGAATTTTCTAATCTGGGTGGGAAGTATCGTGATTGTTTTGTTCCTGAATATGCTGATCGAGTCGTTCGTTGTTACATGAAACGATACGCAACACCACGACGACTCGGACGCGAAGCAACAATGCAGGACATTGCACGAATTCATAACGGCGGTCCTAATGGATACAAGAAACAAGCAACCTTAAAGTATTGGAAGAAGGTAGAAAAGATTCTAAATGCAGGGTAGTTTTTACACTAATGTCACACTCCGAGGGAAGAACATTCTTCTTCGTGGTGTCGATAAAGACGGGAACCGTTTCAAGAGAGAGTTGGAGTTCACTCCGACTCTCTTTGTTCCGTCTAATAAGAAGTCAGAGTATACCACACTCGATGGAACATACGTTGAACCGATACAACCGGGGAACATCAACGAGTGTAGAGACTTCATCAAACGGTATGAAAATGTTGATGGGTTTGAAGTCTTTGGTAATACAGACTTCATCTATCAGTTTATGGGTGACGCCTTCCCCGAAGAGATTGACTACGATGTTTCAAAGGTCAAAGTCGCATACATTGACATCGAAACTGAAAGTGAATACGGATTCCCAAGACCAGACAATCCAGAGGAAAGAGTCAATGCAATCACAGTTGACTTTGGTACTAGCAGGTATGTCTTAGGTCTAGGTAAGTTCAAAGCAGAGGATGGTGTTTGTTTTGATACTGAACATGATCTTCTCTTGCACTTTTTATCAATATGGGAGAAAGAGTCTCCTGACGTAATCACTGGATGGAACGTTCGATTCTTTGATATCCCATATCTTATCAATCGAATTGCTAGAGTTCTCGGTGAGTCTGAATGCAAGAAACTTTCTCCTTGGAGACAAGTAAAAGATCGCATCATTCAGAAGATGGGGAAAGAGAATCAAGTTTTTGACATCGTTGGTATATCAACACTAGACTATTATGAGTTGTATCGAACGTTTACATATGTCAACCAAGAATCATACAGACTTGATCATATTGCATTTGTCGAGTTGGGAGAGAAGAAACTTTCCTACGATGAGTTTGACAGTATGTCAGAGTTTTACAAAAAGAACTTCCAAAAGTTTATCGACTATAACATTCATGATGTTGAATTGATCAAGAAACTAGAGGAGAAAATGAAACTGCTGGAGTTAGCATTGTCTCTCGCTTACTCCGCAAAAGTAAACTATACGGATGTCTTTGGACAGGTGCGAATGTGGGACTGCATCATTTATCAATACTTGAAGTCACACAATGTCATCATCCCCCCAAAGAAACCATCCAACAAAGGGACACAGTATGCAGGTGCGTATGTTAAAGAACCGATCACTGGGATGCACGACTGGGTGGTTTCCTTTGACTTGAACAGTCTTTACCCGCACCTTATCATGCAGTATAATATTAGTCCCGAAACTAAAATTAAGACCAACGATAAGGACAAGTTTGGTATTGGAGTTGATAATATTCTCAAGTCAACCCCAGAACTATACTGGAGTCCGTGTCATGATAAACTCGAAGATTGGAAAGCAAAAGACTTTTCAATTGCTGCAAACGGTACGATATATCGCAGAGATAGGAAAGGATTCCTCCCGTCTCTTATGGAGAAGATGTATAAAGAACGTAAGTTGTTCAAGAAGAAAATGATTGAGTGTCAGAAAGAACTTGAAGAACTACCGAAGAAAGATATGCCTACTTTAGGTAGAGCAGCATACACGGAGAAACTTCAAAAAGAAATATCTAAATATCATAACTTCCAGTTGGTCCGAAAAATTCAACTGAACTCTGCTTATGGTGCGATTGGTAACGAGTTCTTTCGTTACTTCGATGTTGACATGGCGGAGGGTATTACACTCTCTGGTCAACTAAGTATTCGATGGATCGCACTCAAGTTAAATGAGTTCCTTAACAAAACAATTGGGACGAAGGAGTATGATTATGTTGTGGCATCTGATACAGATAGCGTGTATTTGCGTCTTGGGAATCTTGTGGATAAAGTTTGTCGGGACAAACCCAAGTCGGAGATCGTCGAGTTTCTCGACAAAGCATCAAAAGAAATAATACTACCATTCATCAAAAAACAATACGATGAGTTGTCACAAAAGATGAATGCGTACGAAAACAAAATGATCATGGACAGGGAGTGTATTTCCGACAAAGCAGTTTGGACTGCTAAGAAAAGATACATGATGCGTGTTCATGATTCAGAGGGTGTTCGATATGAAACCCCTAAACTTAAGATCATGGGTATTGAGACTACGAGAAGTTCTACACCTCAAGTTGTAAGAGACTCATTGAAAGAAGCGATTAATCTCATCCTAACCACGGATGAGGATACTGTCATTGACTTTATCGATAAGTTCAAGACACAGTTTTTTAAATACACTCCAGAGCAGATCGCGTTTCCGAGAGGAGTCAACGGACTGTTTAGATATGCAGACAAGAATTGTATCTACAAGAAGTCTACACCGATTGCTGTGAAGGGTAGTTTGATTTATAATCATTATGTAAAAGAAAGCGGTCTTTCCAAAAAGCACAGAAAGATTATGGATGGAGATAAAATTAAGTTTCTTTATCTCAAGAAACCAAATCCTCTTGGTGGTGCGTTTGGTTTGGATCAGGTTATATCCTTTCCGAACGATCTCCCGAAAGAGTTTGGTCTTACGCCTTATGTCGATTATGAAAAGCACTTTGAGAAAGCATTCTTGGAACCGCTGAAAAATATACTTGAAACCGTTGGTTGGAAAACCGAGAGGGTTTCAACATTGGAGGATTTGTTCGGATGAAACCAATAGAAATAGAATACGAGACTGTTGTTTTCATGAAGAAAACACTTGAAGATAAACTTAGAGAAAGAAAAAGCACAGCAAAGTATATGGTGTCAGATAAAGATTCTTCTATGAAATTAGTAGAAGAAGTTCTTGACGAGTGCAAAGAATTAGAGTATCATATTGCAAAGATCAAAACGAATTGAGGTAAATAAACATGAGTGATTTTTTAAAGACAATTATCAAAGAGTCGGGTAACGAGTACGCAGGCGTTGCTGCGGAAGGTATTGATGGAAGTGATGTCAAGGGTTTTATTGACACTGGTTCCTATGTGTTTAACTCTTTGGTTTCTGGGTCGATGTATGGTGGTATTCCAAACAACAAAATCATAGCACTCGCTGGTGAGTCTGCTACTGGTAAGACTTATTTTGCACTTGGTATGTGTCAACGTTTCTTGGAGGATAATCCTGATGGTGTTGTTTTGTATTTTGACACAGAGCAAGCGATCACATCAGACATGATTCGAGACAGAGGGATTGACCCTGCTCGCGTTGCTATCTTCCCTGTTGCTACGGTCGAGTCTTTCCGACATCAAGCGATTCAAATCGTGGACAAGTATATCGAACAAAATGAAAACAGACCAGTTGTTGTGGTGTTGGATTCCTTGGGTATGCTTTCTACCGATAAAGAAATGAACGACACCGCAGAGGGTAAGAATGTTCGTGACATGACTCGCGCCCAAGTGGTGAAGTCTACGTTTAGAGTATTGACACTCAAACTTGGTAAAGCAGGGATCCCACTGATTATGACAAACCATACTTATGATGTCGTTGGTGCTTACGTCCCGATGAAAGAAATGGGTGGTGGTAGTGGTTTGAAGTATGCTGCTTCGACTATCGTTTATCTTTCCAAGAAGAAAGACAAAGATGGAACTGATGTTGTTGGTAACATTATTAAGTGTAAGTTGTTCAAAGGAAGATTTACAAAAGAAAATAAAGATGTTGAAGTCCAACTAAACTACGAAACAGGATTGAATAGATACTATGGTCTTGTACCTATTGCAGTCAAGCATGGAGTATTCAAAAAGGTTTCTACTCGTATTGAACTGCCTGACGGTAAGACTGCATTTGAAAAACAAATCAACAATGATCCAGAGAAGTATTTCACGGAAAGTGTTATGCAAGAACTTGAAAAGGCAGTTGAAAAAGAGTTTAAGTATGGTAAAGTACCGGAGGTAACGGATGAAGGAGAAGAGTGAACCATCCAAAGGATTCGGGGATACCGTCTCCAAAATTATCAAGACAGTATCAGCAGGCAAGATCAAAGAGTGTGATTCTTGCAAGAAGAGAAAAGAACTGCTGAATAAGATTTTTCCCTACAGCAAAAAGGAAAAAGATAAATGAATATAAATGAAGAAAAGTGGATTGATGAATTCACAGAGGAAGCAGAAAAAGCGATGAGCGAAAACTATGAGTTTGAATTCACAGAAGTAAGTGATGACATGACTGGTATTCGTATCAAAGGCGGTGATTTCGACGGACTTCATTGGACGTTTGGAACAGTGTCCTTTGAGGAAATGGATAATGGTGAGATGAAGTGTCACTTCGATTATAAAATTCACGATAACCCAAACAATGTTCCTGAAGTTGGTAAAGAACTTATTGATTTCATGGGTGATGTATTGGTAGAGGTTTTAGATGTAGAGTTGGGTGAGGAAGATCACGTTGATCTTGAGGACGTTCCGTTACCCCCGAAAGACGTTGCTAACCAAATGATTAACACAAAGGTAGCAACAGATTTCGTGCGTGAGAAAAACGAACAACTGAACGATCAACAAGATGACGAGCATTGAGAAACTGATTCTAGAGAATCTACTTCTTAACGAAGAATACAGCAGAAAAGTCGTCCCCTTCTTGAAAGAAGATTTCTTTCACGACAAGAAGGAGAGGATTGTATTCTCAGAAATTAAAAAGTTTATTCTTGCGTACAATGGATTACCCACAGAAAAAAGTTTGGGTATCAGTTTGTCTGATCGTAAAGACTTGACGAATGATGAGTTCAACGATACAGTCAAGTTGATTGAAACTCTAAAAACAAAAGAGTCAAACATGGACTGGTTGGTAGAGTCTACCGAAAAGTTCTGCAAAGACAAAGCAGTTTATAACGCGATCATGGAGTCCATCCATATTATCGATGGAAAGTCCAAAGAGAAAACAGAAAATGCTATTCCTGAAATTTTGTCGGATGCACTTTCTGTATCTTTTGATGCACACATTGGTCACGACTACTTCGCTGATGCTGATGCTCGATTCCAGTTTTACCATAAGGTTGAGACAAGAGTTCCGTTTGATCTAGAATACTTCAATATCATTACCAATGGTGGAACACCACAGAAAACTTTGAATGTGATTCTTGCTGGAACTGGTGTTGGTAAATCTTTGTTTATGTGTCACCACGCTGCAAACTGCCTCGCACAAAATATGAATGTTCTATACATTACTTGTGAGATGTCAGAGGAAAGAATTGCAGAGAGAATCGATGTCAATCTTATGGACATCACGATGGATGAACTCAAGGATTTACCAAAGCAGGTTTACGATAAGAAGTTAAACAGAGTGATGCAAAACATATCTGGTAAACTAATTGTCAAGGAGTATCCAACAGCAACGGCGAACTCTAATCACTTTAGATTTTTGTTGGACGAACTCAAGATCAAGAAGAAGTTTAAACCGGATGTTATCTTTGTTGATTATCTTAACATCTGTGCTTCGTCCCGACTGAAAACGGGTGGTAATGTAAACACTTATCAATATGTCAAGTCTATCGCAGAAGAACTTAGGGGTATCGCAGTTGAATATTCTGTTCCTTTGTTTACTGCAACACAGACGAATCGACAAGGATTCTCTAGCACCGACATTGGTCTGGAAGATACATCGGAGTCGTTTGGTCTACCTGCTACTGCTGACTTGATGTTTGCGTTAATCTCTACAGAGGAACTTGAGGAGCAAGGTCAAGTATTGATCAAACAGTTGAAGAATCGATACAATGATGCCTTTTCTAACAAGAAATTTATTGTGGGGATCAACAGAGCAAAGATGAAACTGTTCGATGTTAAAAAACGAGAACAGACTGGACTGGTGGACGCAAATCAAAAGTATGATGAAAACGAAAGTTTTGGGTCCGGTTATAATTCTAAGTCGTTTGAAGAAAACTTCAAACGTGTAAAAAGTGATGAGGTGTCAGAATGGCAGATATGAAAAAGAAAAAGAAGTATTACGTCAGCAACGAAGAACGAATCATGATGGATTGGAAGTCATGGGCGGATAAATATTTTCCGGTTGAAAGCAAACTTTATAACTGGAAAGAAAACGAGCGTTGGGTTCTGACGGGGAAAAATGTCAACAATAATCGATAAAAAGTTCATAGGTATTCTTTCACCTCAACTTGAGAGGTTTGCATGGAAGAGAGAAACTCTTGCAAACTGTAGGTGTCCCATTTGTGGTGACTCCGAGAAAAACAAGTCAAAGTGTAGAGGATACTTTTACCAAAAAGAAAATGGATTTTTCTATAAGTGTCATAACTGTGGTTATGGTTCAAACGTTTACAACTTTCTCAAAGAGGTTTCCCCATCATTGTGTAAGGAGTATAACTTAGAAAAATTTAAAGAGTCCGCAACAGGGAAGAGAGGAGTAACGAAAGAAATGCTGATCAAGTCTAAACCTAATTTCAAACCCAAAGATGGTATTCTCGATGGTCTATTGTCCATTGACAAACTAGACAAAAATCATCCAGCAAGAGAGTTTGTAAAACTTAGACAAATACCAAAGTCAAAGTGGGACTTATTATATTATACGGATGACTTTGGTTCATTTATGAAAAAAGTTGATCCAACTTTACCTGCGGGAAACTATACTGGTAAAGAACCTAGACTTGTGATTCCTTTTTATAACAAGGAAAACAAAGTGGTAGCGGCGCAAGGTAGAGCAATCAACTTTAAAGATGAAGCAAACGCTAGATCGACAGCAAAATATCTTACGGTCAAAAGCGACAAGACCTCAGATAGACTATGGTATGGACAGTGGAGAGTTGACCCCAAGAAAACAGTCTACATAGTCGAAGGTCCGCTGGATAGTCTCTTTATTCCTAACTGTATTGCGATGGTTGGTGCTGGAGCATTGGATCAAATACCACCACACTTGCAAAACAGCGATGGAATTTATGCACTAGATAATGAACCAAGAAACAAACAGATTGTGATGTATAACGAGAGACTTATAGAACTAGGTAAAACAGTTTGCATCTGGCCTGAACACATAAAAGAAAAAGACATTAACGATATGATATTCAAGATGTCTCCCAAACAAATAGAAAAGACCATCAACGAAAACGCAGTTAGTGGTCTTGAAGCAAAACTCAAACTTAATCAATGGAGAAGAATATGAACAGCATCAAACTTGAGTATCTGTGGTTAGACGGATACGAAACACCCAACATTCGTAGCAAAGCAAAGTATATTGACTTTGATTCAAGTACCTTTGGTTTCTCGTCGGGAGAAGAGTTTCAATTAGAAAATGTTCCTGAGTGGGGATTTGATGGTTCTTCAACAGAACAAGCAGATGGTGGTGACAGTGATTGTATTCTTAAACCAGTTTCAATCTATAGAAATACTATAGAAAATACATTTTCTGGTGATTCTTACATTGTTCTCTGCGAGGTGATGAACAGAGATGGAACACCACACTCTTCAAACACCAGATCAAAACTTCGAGATATCGCAGAGGAATCAGATGAGTTGAAGATGTGGTTTGGTATTGAGCAAGAGTATTTGTTCATGGATCCAAAGCATGATAGACCATATGGATGGCCTAAGTTTGGTTTCCCATCACCGCAAGGAAGATACTACTGCGGTGTCGGAGGAGATGTCGTAAGACTTAGAAATCTAGTAGAGTTTCATGCAGAGTGTTGCATCGCTGCTGGTATTCCACTTGGAGGAACAAACGCAGAGGTAATGCTTTCACAGTGGGAATATCAAATCGGAACTGCTGGACCAATGCAAGTTTGCGATGACTTGTGGGTAGCAAGATACATGCTTGAGGTTCTTGCTGAAAGGGGAGGAGTCTCTGTTTCACTTTCACCAAAACCAATTATGGGTGACTGGAACGGTTCAGGTGCGCACATTAACTTCTCTACACAATACATGAGAGAAGTGTCCGACTCTGATTACATTTCTGAAATCATCAAAAAGTTTGAAAGCAAACACGATGAGCATATCGCAGAGTATGGAATCGGAAACGAAGATCGACTGACAGGAAAACATGAAACACAACACATTAGTGAATTTTCCTCTGGTGATTCAGATCGAGGTGCATCTATTCGGATTCCTATCGTCACCGCAAGAGAGGGTAAAGGATACCTAGAGGATCGCAGACCTGCTGCCAACATGGATCCATATCGTGCGATCAATAGAATCATTAAGACTATAAAAGGCGTGGTAGAATTATAATGATAGATGTTCTCGATAAGGGAAAAGTAGAATGTGTTGATAGCATGGGTAGTGATCTCACCGTGTGCAACGCTGCTCGCGTTTCTTTCGCAAAGGAAACAGAGTGGGGTGTAGATGAAGATGCAAAGAAACGACTAGATGAAAGTCAATGTCATTATAGTGCAGAATGTGTGCAGAAACTCAAAGAGAGTGACGAAAAACTTATTCGTTATCTTGCAAGACATAATCACTGGACTCCTTTTGCACATCCCCAGATTACGCTACGAGTTAAAGCACCTGTTTCAATTCGCACACAGTTCTTCAAACACAAACAGGGGTTTGTAGAAAATGAGATTAGTCGTCGCTATGTTTCATTTGAACCAGAGTTTTATATTCCAATGTGGAGAAGCAAACCTACAGGTGGTGCAAAACAAGGTAGCGAGGATTTTGTTGAAAATCAAACAGAAGCAAACATTTATAGTATGGCGTACAATTTCGTTTGCAAAGAAGCAATCAAGAATTATAATCACTTGATCAAAAACGGAATTGCACCAGAGCAAGCACGTTTTGTTTTACCACAAGGAATGTATACCGAGTGGTATTGGACGGGATCTCTTGCAGCATTTGCACGCTTTTATAAGCAAAGAATCGACGATCATGCACAGTGGGAAATCAGAGAATACGCTGCTGCGGTCGGAAAAATTATTAAACCTTTGTTCCCAGTTTCTTGGGACGAACTAACAAAATAATATACATAACTAACATCCAGTGAAATAGACAATTAAGGAGAAGTGATTTATGCCATTACCTACATCATATCAGGATTTCATTCATCTCAGTAGATACAGCAGATGGTTGGAAAGTGAAGGCAGACGGGAAACGTGGGAAGAGACAGTTGATCGATATTTTGATTTCTTTAAAAACCATTTGAAAGAGAATCATAATTATGTCGAGGAAGAAAGCACTGTGCAAGAACTTCGCAAAGCAGTTTTAAATCTAGAGGTAATGCCTTCAATGCGTGCATTGATGACTGCTGGTCCCGCTCTTGAACGAGAAAACGTCGCAGGGTATAATTGTTCCTTTGTAGCAATGAACACTCCGCGTGCGTTTGACGAAATCCTTTATGTCTTGATGTGTGGTACGGGTGTTGGTTTTAGCGTGGAGAGGGAGTATGTTAATAAACTTCCTACGATTGCAGAGGAGTTCCATGACAGCGATACAACGATTGTTGTTCAAGATAGCAAACTCGGTTGGGCGAAGTCCTACCGGGAACTTGTGTCGCTACTTATTAACGGTAACGTACCAAAATGGGACTTGTCTAAAGTTCGTCCTGCTGGAGCAAGACTTAAGACGTTCGGCGGTCGAGCATCTGGACCAGAACCCCTTGAGGATCTATTCCGATTCACGGTGGATACTTTCCGTCGATCCGCAGGTCGTAAACTTACTTCCATCGAAGTCCACGATATCGTCTGTAAGATTGCTGAAATTGTAGTTGTTGGTGGAGTCCGACGATCTGCTTTGATTTCACTTTCTTCACTTACAGATGAAAGAATGCGTGATGCAAAAACCGGACAATGGTGGGAAGCAGATCCACAAAGAGCATTAGCAAATAACTCAGTCGCATACAAAGAACGCCCAGAGATCGGAACCTTCATGGACGAGTGGTTGTCCCTTTACAAGAGTAAGTCGGGAGAACGGGGTATGTTCAACAGAAAGGCAGCGGTAGATCAAGTTGAAAGCATTAAAGAACTGCGTGGTGACGGTCATGTTGGTCGTGAGTCATCTTACGACTTTGGAACGAACCCGTGTTCTGAGATTATCTTACGAGACAAAGAATTCTGCAATCTTTCAGAGGTTGTTGTTAGATCCTCTGATGACGCAAAAAGTCTCCAGAGAAAAATTAGACTCGCATCAATCTTAGGAACATGGCAGTCAACACTAACAAACTTTAAATATCTTTCCTCCACATGGAAACGAAACTGTGAGGAAGAAAGACTCCTCGGTGTTTCACTTACTGGAATCATGGACTCCTCGTTGACAAATGGATCAGTCGTTGGTCTTGAGGTCTTATCGAGAGTCCTGCAAACAGGAAGAGAAATCGCAGTAAATACAAACCGAGAATATGCGGACAAGATTGGTATCAGTCAGTCTGCTTCCGTGACTTGCGTAAAACCATCGGGAACAGTATCACAACTTGTTGATGCATCCTCCGGTATTCATGCTCGTCACAATCCATACTATATTCGCACAGTGCGTGCAGATCGAAAAGATCCGCTTTGCAAGTTTATGGAAGACAAGGGATTCCCACACGAACCGTGTGTTATGAAACCTGATCATACGATGGTTTTCTCTTTCCCAATCAAGTCTCCCGATAACGCATTGTTCCGCACGGATCTTAGTGCTATTGAACAACTCGACTTGTGGTTGGTATATCAAGAGCATTGGTGCGAACATAAACCCTCAGTGACGATTACGGTCAAAGAGCATGAGTGGATGGATGTAGGTGCATGGGTGTGGAGAAACTTCGATAAAGTATCGGGTATCTCATTCCTGCCTCATACAGATCACTCGTACAGACAAGCGCCGTATCAGGATTGCACAGAGGAAGAATATCAAGAACTTCTGGAAAAGATGCCAGATAGTGTTGACTGGAGTGAGTTAGAAACTTACGAAGTAGAAGATAACACAAAGGGAACGCAAACTTTTGCTTGTTCCGGCGATGCTTGCGAAGTCGTCGATATCTCAGCATAAAGTTCTTGACAACAACTAAAACTTTAGTATAATAATTACCTGTTTATAGGATAGTGTAGATCCTTGTTAGGTACTCCCCCACCTCTACACACATTTCTTGGGGGTTACATGTCTAAGGAGAAAGCATATGGCTACAACAAAGACAGAACTCACTTGCGAAGGCGGTTGCATTTGCAAGGGACTCAGAAAAGTCGGCATCTGCCGTTCTACTCTCATCACTCTCGCACTGATTCCTTTCGCTTGGAACGGTGTCACTTGGGTCGTTGACGCGGTTCGTTCGCTCTTCGATCTCGTTTCGGGAGTTGGTTCGTGATCCGCGTAGGATTACTTGCTATGGGTCTTTCTGCGTTTGCATACGCAGGAGACGTTGAGTTTGGTGGCGTAGGTCAAACTGTCGTAACATCACTTGATGGTGTCGAAACTTTGGATACTCGTTTGGTGCTTGGTGCATACGGCGAATC